CCATTCCTTTGCTTGATACATTCAAAGCAAAGATTCCTGTTCTGTTTGATGATATCGAAGTTACAGAGAAAGCGCGTAGGACAGCGGGCCTGTAGCTCAGCGGTAGAGCCATCGGCTCATAACCGATAGGCCCCAGGTTCGAATCCTGGTAGGCCCACCACACAAGATAAAAGGAGGATAAGATGCCAGCGAAGAAGAAGACAAAGAAGAAGGTGATGACTGCTAGTGAACGTATGAAGAAGTATTGGAGGGATGTGAGAAGCGGAAAGATCAAGCCCAAGAAAAAGAAGGCCACCACCAAGAAGGCGATGACCAAAATGGAGATCGCCCGCCACATGGCTGACCTCTATGAGATGAAGCCAGGGGAGGCTCGAGACTTCATCGCAGACTTCGTAGAACTCGCTGTGAAGCAAGTGAAGAAGAATGGCTCCTTCACCATCCCCGGCATGATTAAGCTCACCAAGAGGCGCACCAAGGCTCGCTGGGGGCGCAATCCGGCCACAGGGGAGAAGATACGCATCAAGGCCAAGACCGTAGCCAAGGCTCGTGTCCTGAAGAAGTTCAAGGATGAGGTTTTGGGGCAGTAGATGGTGTGGTTTTTGCTAGTGGCTTTTGCTGCTCTATGCTACGTGCTGTGGGCAGCCATTCACGAATTGTCTCATGTTCTAATGGCCCGCCTACTTGTGGGTATTTCCTATTGGGAAATAAATCTTATTCCAAAACTCAAGGAAGCCAAACATTTTCGAATACAGTTTGCTTCCTGCTTCTACATTCCACTAAAAAGAGTTAACGAAAAACAGCAAGCGGCAATAAGCTTAGCACCAAGGATACCTGATGTTCTTGGTGCTATAGCTTTGCCATTTGTTAGTCTGATGCCTGCGCCTACCTCTTACTTCATGATGGTATTTTGTGGTTCTGCTCTTGTAGATTTGTTTGTTGGTTCTCTTGGAATGTCTGAGAAATCTGATTTAAGAAAAGCAGCAAGGAATATAGATTTATCACCATGGACTTTGAGATTGATGGGAGCTTGTGTAATTATTGGTACTGTATTTTTGACTCTTAAAAACACAGGATGGTTATGATGAAAGAATGTCCTATCATTTGGTTGGAGAGCATCATTGGTGGTGGCAAAACAACATTGTTGGAATATCTGAGAACAATGTTGAACATCAGAGCGTTCGATGAACCATTTGAACAGAATCCTTATTTTGGTGATTCGTATGAGAAGCCAGAACAGTTTGTTGCATTAGCTCAGCTTTGGTTTGCTCTGAAGCGCGGTGAGATACATGAGCTTGCTACAGCTGAAGCTTTATTTGGAACTCAGTTTGATGCTGTGGTGATTGATAGAGGGTTGCCTGGTGATGAGGCTTTCGAAGCTGTACACTATAAGAGAGGCAACATTCAAGAAAGAGAGCACGAGCTATACAAGCTCTTCTACAAGAATATCTTCAATAGACCAAAAGCTTCTGCATTGATGGTTTATCTTGATGTGTATCCAGAAGAAGCAATGGCGCGCATTGAGAGTAGAGGCAGAGAAGCTGAGAAGAAGATTGATTTAGACTATCTGGTTGAAGTTAGAAACGAACACTATGATTTGATGGTTCGTATTGAACATGGAAAACATGAATGGTCTGGTAAGACAAAGGTGATAAGAATTCCTTGGAATTGTCGTAATCAAAATCCAGAGGTGGTTGTTGCAGCCATCCTCAAAGAGTATCCACACATCAGAAGAAAAGATGCCACACAAACCTGAAAGATATATGGCCAACAGATATAGGCGTGGTACTCCTGAATATCTGTGGAACAAATGGTTTAACAAACTGTGGAAGGCGTATCCAAAGCACGCTCAAAGCCCAAGAGGCGAACCACCATCCTTCATGCGTGATGAATTCATTCGTGATGTGAAGTTTACTGTTGAACGTGAGCTAGCAAAGATAGCTCCCGAGAAAACAGTTCTAAAAGAAGAATAAGTATAAAAAACAAAAGAAGATGAAGCGAAGAACGGAGAAGCAAATGTCTGAGGAAACAAAGAGAGAGGAACATCTGATTAGCGAATTGCATGTTAGAAACTACATGTTGGCTGAGTTTCGAAAACTAAATTTGCATTTAAAAAGAATCGAACACCATCTCGAAAGAATTGCTGACCCTCCAGCTACACTTGATCGTCGAGATCCTGATACCGTGAAGAAAGCGACTAGAGATATTAGTCGCATTGCTGGTGCTAGAGCTAGAGGAAAGCCCAGAGGGCAGGTAGGTCAAGGATAATCTGTTCTAGGATATCTCTTCACGCCAAACTCGTCTACCACACAAACTGGTTTACCCAGCTCGAGATATCTGTTGGCGATTTTTTCCCACTGATCGCCACGACTGTCTCTTCTAGCAAAGACAATCAGAGAACGTGTCTTATCTGCAAATGATTCGAAGTCAGTGAACTTCACTTCTTTGCTTGTGTATTTTTTTATCACCTCAAGATACGGTCCTTTTCCGATATCCGAAGTCATTCTGAATTTCCAATTAGTAGCCTTCAATTGCTTCATTGTCTTTTCGAATATCTCTAAAGCTTTCTTTTCAGATTCTATACCAAGATTATATAGAGGCGGAACTCTATCTCCTGGCTTGACAGAATCAGGTTGTCCTACAAAGTAGCTATCAACGATAATCATCATGGTGCGCTCAGCTTGAGCACCACGCAGGAAGATGTCGTTGATAATAGATTGCGGACTAGGCCGCATGAAACGAATCTGTTTGCTCATTGAGTAACAAGCCCCTTGCGATATCTTTTCTCACCAGAGAGTTTTGAAAGAACTTGTCTTCTATTTCTTCGCCTATATGTATAACTAACATGAACCCAACCACTATTGATATCTTCAAGAGTATGATACTCAAGAATCAATTGATCGAATTCAAGATTGTCTCTGATCCACTCAGCAAGAGCAATATTCGAGATACCGTAAATTTCGATATCAGCAGCTTCACCTTTCTTGTGTTGGCTTGTTCTGCTGCTGCCAGGAACAGCATTGTTTACCTCTGTACCACGGAAGCCGCTGTTAACATGTACCGGCTTCTTAAAGTGATCACGAATTGGTTGAAGAATATTAACACAGAGATCGATTAAAGCATCTAGTTGTTCGTAATTTGGTATATTCTTGATACCCATTCTTTGTGCTGTTTTAGATTTAGTCATCTCACCATATGTGAAGTTTTTACTGAGTTTCACCATTGGACCAAATGGGTGGTGTTTTCTTTTTGTCATTGTTTACTCCTGTTCTACAACAATGAACCTATAAGCTCTTTGACACCCACCGCAAATCATTTCGGCTTGCGCTAAGAGTGGTTCATCTATTGACTTGTGAAGATTGGTCATGGTAAGAGTGCGACCACATTTGCACGTACCTATAGCAGAAAACTCGCTTCGATCTTGAATGAGCTTGAGTGGAACAATCTTTTCATCTGGTTTTGGTTGATTCTTCATCGTTCTCCTAAGTTACATAGCTCAGACATATCGTTTTCGTTTTCGTAGATACTTCTAAATTCTAGCGCCATCATCAAATCAAGCAACTTTCTTGGTCTTTGCCTTGGTGTCTCGAGAGGTACTAGCTCTAGGTCTAGTTTGAGTGTGATAATACTAAGAAACATTCTAGCTATTTCCATTCCTTCTTTTAGTTTGGTTCTCACATTTTCTGTCAGAACCATTGTATGGATTTCACTTTCAATTTCTTCCAACGTTGGAGAGTTAACCTGACTGAAGATATCTACTGCTGTCTGTGGTCCGATCCCTTTGATGCCAGGGATGTTGTCTGTGGAGTCGCCTACGATTGCTAGAAAGTGAGGGTAATATTTCGGGTGAAAGCCTAGACGACTCTTCTTGTATTCGTACTCCCTGATGAACTTCTTCTTGGTCCACCATCGACTCTCACCAGACCTACGCTGGAGCACCCTCACCTTCTTCATGCGGAGCATTTGCAGGAAGTCGTGGTCGTTGGAGTAGATGACGAATTGCTCCCACTCGTCCTTATGCTGGGCGATGTAGCTCGAGATCAAGTCGTCCGCTTCCTCTCCCTTCACCCGGTACTGCTCGATACCAATGAGCTTCATGAGTCGTCTGCATGTTTTTAAGGAATTTTTTATGTCCCTGTACTTCATCTTTTTTGTATTGAGTTTTCTATTGGCTTTGTAGTCTGGGAAGATCTCTTTTTTTCTATCGGAACCACCGTCCCAAAAGACCACAATTTTATCAAAGGTTTTTTCTTCGATAATACTTAGGAGCCCTTTTAAGAACCCGAAAGCCATGCCAGTGAAGACCACTTTGCCTTTGAGCTTGGTGGTCAGAGTCTCATGGGAGAAGAGACTCCTGAATGCCAGGGCATTCCCATCCACAAGCACAACCCTATGCATAATCTCTGCCTCTTTTTGACTTCAAGAACGTTTCTGTATAGTATGAGGTTTCACTACATATATACCACAATCGCACCTTGCGATGAGTCCTTTTTTCTTATAGAATTTATTCATAGGAGTATTCCAAATGTTCAAGAAACAAAGAAACGCATTCCGCAAAAGGCGAGCAATTTACCTTCTTGTTGCATGTCAACAAGATGAAGAAGCCGTTGCGCGCGAACTTGGCATCAAAAAGAAGACGCTCCGTAAGTGGATGAAACAACCCGACTTTGCAGCCGAGCTTGAGAAGGCTATGCAAAGGGTTGAAGGCATTGATGCAAAATGGCGTGCAAAACAGAACAAAATTCTGTCGGGCAGGCTATATGAAGAAGCGCACAATAGAATAGCAAACACTCGTGAATTGAGAGACATTCCGCTGACTACATTACTTAGCAAGATTCGAGAAGTGAACAATGAAATCAGAGTCGATACTCCTGGTGATGCTACATCTAGAGGCGAGATGACTCACAAGCATGAGCTACAAGATGCTCTGCTTGAACGATATAAGAAGGCACAGAAAGAAGGACAACAGCATCTCAGTTTGGTTGAGATGCCATCTGAGGATGAACCAAAGAAGGAGGGTACAAATGAGTGACGAAGAAAAAAAAGAAGGCATCTCAACAAGGATCTTCAGCAGGAAGAAGAAGGAGGAGGCTCCTGTGGAGGAAGATGAGAAGGCCAAGGTGATGGAAGAGCCAGAGGCTATGAAGCTCGAGGAGACAATGCCCGAGCCCCCACCACCAGCGGTCAAGAGAGCAACCCCACCAGCGAAGAAGAAATCGAAGCTCGCTGGGCATCCGGTCGCGCGCAGAAAGCATCGTTCAGTTCTTTCACAGAAGACCAAAGAAGCACACAAGTACCTGCAAACGAAGTGATGGTTTTTGGTGCTTCATGTTATCAATTAGTTCGGACATAAAAGATAGTATAGAATCACACTTTGATGAAGCTGTTGAATCGAAGAAAAAACAACTGAAAAAATCGAAGAAAAGAAAACTTAAATCAGTTGAAGAAAAACCCAAGCGCTTTCCCCGACCAGTAAAACGCTTTCCCAAACCAGAAGGATGGACTCCACCTAGCTATCGGATAATAGTCAAGAAAGAGCTTGACCAGGAAACGATGGACAGGTGGATGTCCACTCCTCCGGGGTGGCTTGCTGCATTGACCGAGGATGCAGATGGCGATCCTACTGCGCTCTACGACTACCAAGATGAACATCTTCTCGACCAATCAATCTTCAAAGGTGTGGACAAGGCCAGGCAGACTGGTTTCAGTTACGGTAAGGCTGGAGAAGCCTTAGCTAAAAGCCATTTGAAATTAGTCCAGACAACAATTTTTATTTCAAAAGATAAAGAAGAAGCGAATGAAAAAATTTACTTCGCAAAATATTTGTATCACTCGATGCCAACAGAGTATCAAAGAAAATGTGCTGTTGAGAACAAGCAATCATTAGAGTTCGAATACAAAGGTAGACGCACAAGAATTCTCAGCTTCGCCCAGCGTCAACCTCGTGGTAAGGGTAACAACACAGATATTCTTCTTGATGAGTTTGCTCACATGATGTGGGCAGAAGAAATTTACACAGCTGCCGTTCCTGTTATTACCAGAGGTTCAGGAACAATCACTGTTGGTTCTACTCCACTTGGTAAGGGCACTCTTCATTATGAGATTATGAATAATAGGGAAGCATTCCCTTACTATTCACGTATACAAATTCCTTGGTGGTATTGCCCAATTCTTTGTACCAATGTTCCTGAAGCAAGAAAGCTCGCTCCTTTCATGGAGACTGATGAGCGAGTCAGCGTATTCGGTACTCAGAAATTGAAGATGATCTTCAAGTCGATGATCGACAAAGAAGATTTCCAACAGGAGTACGAACTCTACACGGCTGACGAAAGCTATTCCTACTTCCCGTTGGACATGATTCGCACTTGTGTCTTTGAAGATGAAAGCGGTTTGCTGCTCGAGGGCAATATCGATCCAGATGAGATTCCTGTAGGCTTCGCTCCGGTCAAGGGTGAAAGTGGTTTGGTGATGCCTGACACCATCATGAACCACTACAAGGATGAGAATATTCATTGGTACTGCGATACTAATTCATTCCATGATGAGAATACAATTCTTGATGGTATCGAAGAGATGGTAGACAAGCTTCTGTTGGCAATGCAGGTTGAAGGCTTTGGAAGAAATCTTCTTCTTGGAATGGATATTGGACGGAAGAGAGATAGCTCAGAGATTAGCGTACTAGAGGAACATGACTTAGATACGTACAACCTGCATATCGAAAGGTTGATGATAGAGCTGATTCATATACCGTATCGAATCCAGAAAGAAGCAGTCAGGCTGCTAATCAAGAAGCTTCCAATTGTCAAGGCTACTATCGACGGAACAGAAGGTTCGCATGGTGCAGACATAGCTGAGACGTTGGCATTTGAATTTCCACAGGTTATTGAGTCGATGAACTTTTCTCCTGAATCAAAAGCACGCATGGCTAAGAATTTCCGCTTCAGATTAGAAGACAGAACCATTGCTTTGCTGAATGATTCCAAGTCGATAAAGCAAATCCATAGCATCAAGAAGACTGTTACTGAGGCAGCAAATGTAAAATTTGGTGCTGAAAAATCCAGAAAACATCATGGTGATAAGTTCTGGTCTAAAGCCTTAGCAAGTATTGGTGGTAATGAATACGATAGAAACAACATTATTCAATCAGGAAAAATAATTGGTATCGGCAATAGCAGAAGTTTTGCATCAAATTTGCATAATGGCGATTCAATCATTAGAATAGCTGACAATCCAATGGCACCTACTATGCAGTTAGTGAAGAGCAGAATCCACAAGAGCGATTTGCTCAGCGGCAGGGACGCTTTTCATGGCGAATTCTTTGACGCTGTTCCACATAAATTCTAGAGGCTAGCGATGCAACAAGCTCATGTTCTGAGAACACCGTTCCCAAGCGAAAATGAGATATCGTCGCTTCCTCCAATAGCGAAGAATATTCTTGGAATGTTCGAAGGTCAGATAGAAATGTCTGACTACAAAGAATTAGCAAATGGATTGGTTGATGCGAACAATGGTAGAGAACCAAAATTTGGTGAAGCAAAAGTTAGGTATCGTAACCCTAACTTGATGAGAGTAGCGAAGAAGCAAGCAGGAATTGGAGAATACAATCCTGACAGAATTCCAATTTCTACTTATGAAAAAATGAGGCTAGATCCTCAGATCGCTCTTGGCACTGCCCTCATCGAGCTTCCTATTCTGGCTCAAAATTATCGAATCGAATGTTCCAATCCAAAGATAGCAGCAGTTGTCGATGCCTGTATGCGTCCCATCTACAAGAAGCTTGTCAAGTCGATGCTTCGCGCAGTCCAGTTTGGTTTTGCAACTGGTGAGAAAGTTTGGGAAAAGGTCAAATTAAGAATCGATCAAGAAGGTGACGATGGAAAGAATGCTACTATTTATAATCGTTATACTGTTGTTCCTAAAAAGATTAAGTTTATTCATCCAAAGTCAGTTAGAATTATTAGAGAAGAAAAGTCAGAAGATATTGAGTATGTCACTCAAACTCAAGACTACTACGATTTCAAAGGTAAGAGAGTTCCGAAAGTCCATATCAAAGATATGGTTTGGTTTGCGTTAGACGATGAGTATGGAAATTTCTTTGGAAGTTCTCGTTACAAAAACATCTATCAAGCGTGGTACTGGTATCAAATCGTTGTTCAATTCATGCTGCGATATCTCGAGCGTCGTGGCGCTCCAGCAGCAGTTGGAAAAGCACCATTTGGTTCTACAACAAAAGCAGATGGTGAAAAAATTGCAAACATTGATGTGATTTTGGATGCAGCTTACGCTCTTGTTTCGAACTCAGCAGTAGCAATCCCATCACAATTTGACAAGAACGGCAACGAGCTTTGGAACCTCGAGCTTATCGAAGATGAGCAGCGTGGCGAACTTTTCCTTGAGGTTCTTCGCTATCTCAATCTTCTGAAGCTCCGTGGCCTCTTTGTTCCAGACAAGGTTGGAACAGCTGAAGGTGCATCGACCAACGCCACAACAGAAGGTCACACTGATGTTCACCTTCTGGAAGAAGAAGCTCTCACTCAATTCATTGAGGATTGTCTGAACACTCAGGTCATACCTGATATCGTTCAATACAACTTCCCTCCAAGCAAGATAGTACCTTGTGCTATTAAGATAGAGAAGCTGAATTACAGCAAGCGTGTCTTGATGAAGGACGTGCTGATTAGAATGCTCATGGTCTACTCAGGAGCCATGCGTGATGGCAATTGGCCAAACTGGTTGCCATCCGTGAAAGAGATTTCCAAATTCCTCGAGATTCCTGGTTCAGAATCAATGACTCAATTCTTGCCATTGGATATCGATGGTGGTAATAATGATGGTTCTAATGATGTCTCTGATGAAGAATCATCAGGTGACACGCCTTCAGATAAAAAAGATAAGATAGATAAAAACAACAAGGATGCGACGCCTCGAAAGGATCGCACTCGTCGCGAGAGACGCTCAAGAGAGCGCGCCTGAACATAGGAGTCTACGATGCCAGCGAAAGTCGATAGATGTGTCCAAGATCTTCTGAAAGATCCTAAGTTCAGGCCAAACCAGAATAAGAAAACACGCGAGCAATCTGCGTGGGCAATCTGCCAAGCTTCTCAGAAGAAAAAGAAGAACTCAGAAGCAGACATCTTCTCTACTCTATATGATCTGCCTGAGAGCATTGCTATCTCCATCGACGAAGATGGGATGATTGAACTTTCTGAAATTGAAGGAATGGAAGATCACGTCTTTGAAGAGACGAGTGACGAGCCTGGCTACGATTTATTCTTTGATGAAAATGGAATGGAAGATGAAAGTATGAGTGGCTTCCTGGTCCTCAGTGAGATCAGCTTAGCCTCTTCTTGTAAGAAGAAAAAGAAAAACGAAGACGACGAAGCAGAAGACGAAGATAGTGACGAATACAAAGCTGCAATTTCCCAATTGGAACTTCTTCGTTCTGGAACTTGGGCGCATCCATGGTACGGAACTATTGTTTTTGATAAGAAATATTTTACAAGCTGTATTCAAAACTTTGCAAACAATATCATTCATCGCGACATCTCCTTTGACGCTCAACACATGCCATGGTTCGGTGCAGTCGCATGGGTGACTAAACTGAGCATGAGCCTGAGAAAATTCTTCGATGGCAAACGTCGTTGGGTGCTGAAAGCCGAAGTTGAGTTCACCGAGGATGGAGAGAAGATGATCCGCCAGAAGCGGTTCAAGTATTTCTCATCCGAGGTTCACGACAACTACAAAGAGCAAGAAGTCAACGACGGCAACACAGATAAACTCAAAGAGTACGGTCCCACATTGATGGGGGGTGGCGTCACCAATCGCCCCTACATCTCGGGCATGTTGGCAGTGCAGCTCAGTGAAGATGGCTTGGGTTTCAGGAGTGCTAAGCCCGTCACGAATGGTGCCCCGGTCAAAACTTTCACTGAAGTTGTTGGTGACGAGGAGGTGAGCGAAGAGGAAATTGAAAAAATCGTTACCAGACTGGACACAGCTATAAAAGAAAAGAAAATAGATCTAGCCGAGACAACATCTCGACCGCCTGAAAGTACGCTTCCTGATGCATCATTTGCCCTGATGAATAAAGACAAGGCAGGGAATGTGGTGAAGCGTGCGTTGTCTCACCACAAACCTGATGTCAAGTCTCATGCAGAGGACAGCTCTGTAGATATCAGGGCTCTCAGGAAGGCTTTGGCGCAGTGGAATCAGATCAAGGGGTTTACCCCTGCTGAAATCGCCAAGGCGAAGGCGCACCTTTTGGCTCATGCCAATGAGGTGTTGAAGTCCCTTGATGCTGCACCAGCAGCAACACCAGAACCAGAAACAAAAGAAGAAGGAGTCGGCAACATGGACTTTGAGCAGATGATCAAAGATGTCCAGACGAAGCTCGACGCCTTGGACGACAAGGACTCCGAACTCGCCAAGGCATACACCGAGCAGATCACAACCATCAAGGTTGCTCAGCAGAAGGCTGATGATGAGGCGAAGGCATTCGCTGACGATCAGGCCAAGAAGTTCGAAGAGCAGCAGAAGAAGATCGACGAGCAGAACAAGGCTCTCGAGGAGCAGAAGAAGAAGTTCGATGAGATGGAATCTCGTTGGGCTGTCGCAGACGAAGAGCGTCGTCAGGCACAGATTCGTCTCTTCTGTGAGACCCTTGAGAAAGAGGATCACCTTCCTGCGACTATCGAAGTCGTCAAGCGCTACATGTTTGCAGACGTGGGCAGCTTCACGATGAAGTTCAGCGAGGGTGAAGGCGAAGAGAAGAAGGAAGTGGAAGCGAACATCGAGAAGATGTTCAAAGATATCTTGGAGACCATCCCGAAGGAGCGTCGCGTCAAGCTGAGCGAGAACCTGAAGGGTGAGAATGATGACGCCCCTGTTGTCACAACCAAGGCAGAAGTCAAGCTCTCGGATAAAGAAGAGCCGGTCAACATCGACGATCCCAAGCGTCGTGCTCGTGCTCTCTCTAGGGCTGGCTACAAGGTGAAAAGCGCAGACGACGTTCAGTAGGTAGGAGACCTGGCTTACTGAACATTCTTCTGTTCTTCTGTGAAGAAAAAGAGAAGAAACCCGGAGGAACGAGATGAGTGACGTGTACGGATACCATGGCTTTGACGGCACGGGTCTCAGCGAGGAGATCCTTGCTTCCAAAGAAAACCTCGTCGAGCAGTCTGTGACCATCGACGCGAGCTGCCGTGATACGCAGCACGATGTCACAACTGATCTCCGTCGTGGTCTGGTCCTGTGGCCCGACCCGACTGTGAGCAATCGCTACACGCAGTTCGATGCTGCTGCCAAGATAGCGCTCGCTGGTGCGGAAGCGGTGGTTCTCGCTGTGCCGCTGGATATCAGCGCTGGCGAAAACCTCGTGGCGAAGGTCTACCTCGCTGGCGTCTTCAAGCCCGACAAGCTGGTGGATGACAGCGGCTACGTTCTGACCCACTTCGATGCAACTGAGCGTGCCAAGGCACAGCGCATCATCATCAAGAACGAGTAGGTGTCTGGAGGAGACCTACTGATTCTGAAGGAAAGCCTGTTGAAAAGGAGTAACAGAAAATGGACGATCTGAGAAATCACGAACTCCTCCAGCCAGCACACATCTCCAAGCTGCTGGATGAGATCATTCCAGACGACAGTCAGTATTATCTGACGACTATCGTTCCGATGGTCACTCAGGAAACTGACGAAGTGATCGTCGATGTTCGTGACAACATCGGCGGCATGACCCAGGCAGTCGCACAGGGAGCGGAGTCGCCCCTGGTCGAGTTCCGTGGGCAGAGCCAGTTCAAGTTCACCCCGGCGCACTTCAGAGAGAAGACAGTGCTGAGCGAGCGCGATCTCAAGGTGATCCGCAAGATCGGTACTGCTTCTGATCTGGCGAAAGCCGAGGATCGTGTGGCCGAGGTTGTCGGCGGTCTCCGTATGCGCCTCGAGACAAGGATCGAGTGGTGCAAATGGCAGATGGTGTTCGGTACGCTGGACATCGATCAGACCGACGTGCAGTTCTCGGTGGACTACGGCATTCCTGCTGACTTCAAGCCAACTCTCACGGGTACTGACACCTGGGACGACTTGGCAAACTCTGACCCGATAGACGACATCATCGAGTGGGCGTACCTGTTCAGGGACGAGGGAATCGACCCTGAGTACATGCTCTTCACTCGTGCCGTCGAGAAGCTTCTGCTTCAGAACGAGAAGATCCGTGAACTCGCGGAGGCGCACTACACCGGCACCGGCAAAGCCGAGATGAACACTGCGCGCCTCAACGAGATGATGAAGACCTTCGCTGGCTATGAGTACAAGGTCTACGACAAGGGCTACTACTTCAAGATGAAGCTGGAGACCCCTGTCACACCGATCAGCACCAGCTTCGTCGTCAGTGAGAATCCTGGCGTCGATGCAGGCGACGAGGTGACGCTCATCCACAAGAGCGGTTCCCGTCTGCCTGGCGGCAAAGTGAAGGTTGCGGTCACACCGACCGGTCTTTCCTTCGCGCACGCTGCCATCGGTGGAACCGTGACCTTCCCGGCAGGGTCCACCGTTCGCATCAAGAAGCGTTTCATCCCTGACAACTTCGCGTTGCTCATGGGTGCGGTGCCTCCTGGGACCACAGGTGGGACGGAATTCGCAGAGTACGTCTCCACTCCAAGCCCCTACAACGGTGGCATCATGAACGCGCAGCCTGGTCCGTTCGGGAAGGTCATCGTGGATGATGACGGTGATCCTCCAAAGGTGTCGGTGATCGCCGGTATCTCTGGGCTCCCCGTTCTGTACCATCCGACCTGCAACCTGATCGCAACTGTCTACTAGGTAGGCGGATAGCGTGAGGAAGATCTCATAAGGTAGGGGCACGGGAAACTGTGCCCCACCTTTTGAGATTTTTCATAAGATAAAAAACAACGGAAACAGCAGGAGAAAAGTGATGGCAAAAAAGCTTAGCAGTTTCGAAATCGAGTGTCATCTCGATGGATGGCACTGCAAAACAAGAACAAAAACGACCAAGATGGTTGGCGGCAACGTCAAGATCTGTCGTAAGGCACAGAAGTTCAGTGGCGATGAAATTCTGGAGCGCATGGTCCAAGCTCTCGAGCCACCAGTGGACACTTTCAGAGACAAAGCTACTGGCAAACGCTTCGAGACTCTGACTCTCAACAAAGGTGGCAGCGTGGAAGATCTGCGCGAAGCGTTTGAGAGTCGTCAGAAGGAGCTTCGGAAGGGCGCAGATGCAGAGGTCGTCAGACCTGAGCCCACTCCTGATCCCGAGCCCGAGCCCGAAGAGAAGAAGAAAGAGCCGAAGCGAACACCACGCCCACCGCAGTAGAAGATGATCACCTTCGAACCGGATAGGGGCATGAGATGAGTAGAAGTATAAAAGATGAAGAAGTGACGAAAGCCGAATACTGGCTTGATGGGATCGAGCCCGATCTACATGAGAAGGCAAAGAACGATCCTGAGTTTCTTTTTCGAACTCAAGAGAAGAAGATTGCAATCTTCCTCAAGGCCAGGGGCTATCCGGTTCGTGGTCTCGAGCGACGCTCTATTCGTGTCGCTGGGAATCAGAGCAAGAAGATTCTTACATTCTGCTTTGACAATGCAGTGGCTAGAGCGCGATTGGAATTTTACAATGACAACAATCCTGAGTCGTTCAACGTGAATGCTAAAAGCATTCTGGACGCACAACAGGACATCACTTCGATGATCGTGAATTTCTAGAGAAGGAGGAAGTGATGGAAGAAGCAGCAAAACTCGTTTCGCTTGATGATTTGATGACACTGAATAACTTGGTGTTGGTGATTGCAATCCAAGTTCTGCTTGGTGCAGTCAAAGCCACTCTTCAAAAACTGAAGCTTTTGAAGAAGCTTCCAGTTGAGATTCTTCTTCCTTATGCTCCTATGCTTTTGGGTATGGGAGCTGCTTTCATTCCTGGTGTCATTGATGCTGCCAACTTAGGTACGAAAATTGTTTTCGGCCTTGCTATTGGTGGTATCAGTGGTCAGGTGTGGAAAGCTGTTTGGAAGAACAGCGGCGATCTCCTCAAGGGAAAGCTTGGGGAGAATGGAATTAGCAAATGAGTTGGAAATTGATCAAGAGTTGGTTCAAGACCAACGCAGTAAAGATACTACTTCTATTACTGCTCTTTCTTGTGCTTGTTATAACAGCACTCGCGTTCTGGTTTAAGATGCGCGGGTTCAAGATAACCGATTTGCTTCTTCGTTTGCAGGTGGCCAATGCCAAAAATGAGGTAAGCCACCTGCAAACGAAGAAGGCAGTGTTGGAAACTAAAGAAACAATTAAGATAAAAGATATCAGAGAGATTGAAAAAGAAATTGTTGAAGAGAAGAAGAAAATTGAAGCAGGGAAGATGAAGATCGAAGGGATGACAGATGATGAGATTCTTGCTCGTTTTAATGAGCTTGGCTTTTAGCACTGGTGCTATTGCAGCTGAGAAGTGTAAGGCTGCCGATGGCAGAGAGATGTATTGTTTTGAGCCTGAAAAGGCTCGTGAGATGTTGAAAATTATTGATGTTGAAGTTCCTTCATTGAAAAGAACAATTGCTAAACAACAATCGAAGATAGATGCACAAGAAGAACTTCTGAAAATCAAAGACGAGAAATTTAAAGTACAAGAAGATATCACAAAGAAATGGAAGGATAACTTTGAAAATCTATCCATACAAATGGCAGCAATGAATGATGATGAACGTGTTGAAGCGTATGTTGATGTAGGAATCTTTTTATTGGGTACGTTAGTTGGTGGTGGAATTATGTACACGTCTTCGTTGCTGGTGTCTAACACTATCAACTAAGGGGAAAGAAAATGGCACAGAGAGATCTCGGAGAACTCAAAGATAGAGCGCAAATCTACGATGCACAGATCGATGGGCTTGCGCTTACAGAAGATAGAAGCTCTGGAAACATCAGAACAGCTGGATTCCGACGCGCAGATGTTTTTGTTGATTTCACAAGAAGTGTTGTTGACAAAATCACTGTTCGTCATGAATCGAGTGATTTCATCGAGCAAGTAAAAGATGAGTCTGCTCTTCCAGTTTTTGCGCTGGAAGATCTCATCTATGAAAAAGCTGTTACAGCTGACAAAAAATTCAAGTTCGCAATCGACTTGAATGCTGAGTACACAGAACTCATCTTCAGTGCGCTGAGTGCAGCTGTTGAGAGTGCTGTATTCAGTGGTGTTGGTGTTGACGATGCAACATCAAGTGGAACATTCACTGGCTCTGAAGCAGTGGAATACCTCGTGGAGATCGACGGCACAAGTCCAGATACCTTCCGTTGGTCAAAAGATGGTGGTTCTACTTGGGTGGCAAGCACAGTTGCTATCACAGGTGCAGCGCAACTGCTCGATGATGGTGTGAGCATCACGTTTACTGCAACCACCGGACACACATCTGGTGATCAGTGGACCATCAGGGCTGGCTACGGTGCCGCTGGTGATCTCATCACAGTGGATATTTCACTTCGGTAATATCTGGTGTGAAAATCGGAGGCTGTGATGACATGTAGTTCACAAACAGAACTCGAGTACAAGGTTAATGACACACAGCCTGCCATTGCCTGCACATACAAAGAGGTAGATCCAGACACAGGTGAAAGAACACCTATCAATATTGCTGGATACAGTTTTAGATTGGACATTGGATATTCAACTCCACAAAGCGTAACAGGCACCATTGTTGATGCTGCCGAAGGAGAATTCATTTTTGAATTTACGATTGGAGCTAGCGAACTCAATGAAGTTGGAAAGCCACTCACTGAAATTGTTATCTGGGATGCTTCTGGTAATCAGATTACTTATGACTTTGTGAAATTCAACGTGAAGTCAAGGATTGTTCCATGACAGTTGAGGTCGTCAAAGGCGGCAATCAAGTTGAGGTTGTCAGAGGGAGTTCAACTTCTGAACTCGTTGCTGGTGACAATCAAATCAACATTGATAGATCTGTCGTTAGAGTTGAAATCACGAAGGGCGAACACGAAGTTGTTCTTGTGGAACCAGAGATTGGTTCTGAACAATTAGACTTAGATATTGAGCAAGTTACTCCACAGGTTGATATTGAACAAACAGAAGTAGATTTAGATATTGTTCGAGATGGAGTTGAAGTTGAGATAGCAACTTCAGAACAACTTGTTGAAGTTCTTCAAGGTGATGTTGATTTAGAAATTGTAGCTCAAGCATCGGTAATTCATGTTAACCCAGAAGCACTTCCAGAAGATGCATTTTGTTCTGCGTTAGAAGTGGTTGGTGATTGTGTTTATATATATGATGACAAGGTTACAGAAAAACCAGTTGTTCGAAAGTGTGACATTTTTGATCTTACAAAGATGCCTGCGATTGCAATCATAACTGAGAAGATAACAACAACTGAATGTAAGATAAAAAAGATTGGAGAGGTGAGTGGCTTCAGTGGTTTCACATCAGGAGGAATGGTGGTTGTGGGCTCGAGTGGACAGCCTGTGCATCCACCAGCATTGCCTGATCCGTTGATTGCGCCTTACTACGTGCAGGTATTAGGTGTTGCATCTAATCCTGACACGCTTTTACTGCACATAGATATGACTATGTGCCAACGTATAAGATAACAGGAGAAAAAGATGAACAAGGAAGACGCAATGAAGCAACCTGACAACGTGACCAAAATGAAGGATAATGGAGAGACAGATAAAAAAGAAGATAAGAAGAATGAAGCGGTGAATCTTCCGCATCTCACTGAAGAAGAGCTTCAACAGTTTAAGCTCTTTGATGCTGAGATGACAAAGAGAATGCTGCTCGTGAGCAATACTACTATGGCTATGAAACTTGAAGATGCACAACATCAAAACAAAGTGAACCAATTGATGAGTATTAGAAATCAACAACAAGAAGATGCGGATAAATATCAGAAAGAATATGAAGCATTCAACAAAGGTTTGACAGAAAAATACCGCTTGAGACCAGACGTGAAGATCAGCATTGATACAGAAACGGGAGTGATACGGGAAGTTCCGTAGACTCCAAGGAGATAGAAAATGGCAGAAGTCGTTCCAGTTTATCATCTTCTCAGCGGTAACTACGCCACCCTTCAAGGCGTAGATCCAACCGCAGACAGCATCACGCTCAAGGGTCTCACCATGAACGGTGCTGTCGCCATGGACAGCACTGGTGGTGGTACACCAAACAAGATCACTGGTTTGGCTTCTGCTACAGCAGATGAAGATGCGTTGGCATACGGTCAGTCAGGCGCAGACCTTGATGGTTTGAATCTGACCAGTAATTTGACTATGAATGCCAATTCTATCACAGGTTTGGCACCCGGTTCTGCTGGTACAGATGCAGTCAACAAGAACCAGCTTGATAGTGTAGCAGCTGGTGTTGCCTGGAAACATCAAGTTCAAGTCCTTCGCATGGTCAACGATGCGTTGGCTACTGCGCCGACACTCACTGGAAACGACAAAGGTAAAGCCTACGTCGTCGCTGGTACAGGTGGTGACTGGTCAACATTCGCCATCGGTGACATCGTTGAATGGGATGGTTCTTCGTGGAATCTCATTCTTGCGAATTCTGGTGGTGAGCCACCGGATGGCACCTACGTCATTATCGTTGAAGCTAGCGCAGCTGGTTCTTTTGCTGGTCAAGAGAACGAAGTTGCGGTCTACAACGCTACCACTAACACATGGGCGTTTACTCCACCGTCAGATGGTGAGGGGCGCACCGTTGCTGGTGAAAACAGCGTCTACGAAAACCTTGGATACGTTTGGGATGCCACTCCAGGTGAGTGGGTCATGTTCAACGGTCCTGGGCAGATCGTTGCTGGCGCAGGTCTCACAAAAACTTTCAACCAACTCGATGCCAATGTCAAAGATGGTATTCAGATCGATGCAGATGCCATCACACTTCTTCTCGCCACAACTCCTGGTCTCCAACTGACGGGAACATCACCAGCGAAAGTTCTTTCGGTGCTGCCGAATGGTTCTGCTGGTGTTGAAGTTGGCGCGAGCGGTGTTGCCGTTAAGCTCGAGACTGATGGGGCTATCGTATTCGATGGTTCCAACGGTGGCTTGGAAGTCAACCTCCAAGCATCCAATCCGACACTGGCAATCGTCACCAATGAGCTTGGTGTAAAATATGGGGCTACAACAAGTGGTCTCACAGCAGATGCGAATGGTTTGAAAGTCAATGTTGATGGCGTGACCATCACAATCAATGGCTCTGGTCAATTGGTTGGTGCGTCGGCAGATGGTGATCGCATTGCCGATGACTATGTTGTGAGTGAGAACATCTCTGCTGGTGATCCAGTCTACTGGAGCACAACAGCGAATCAGGTTGCCAAGGGAGACGCAGCACAAGCTCAGTGGCCAACAAAGGCTCAGATCTTCGGCGTCTCTGAAGATACAGCTACAACCGGCAATCCAGCAACAATCGTCAGTAGAGGACCATGCCTTAGTATTCTTACTTCGGCTACTCCTGGTGATATTTATTGGTTGGCAGTTGGTGGTGGAGTTACAGCTACCATACCATCAACAAACAATGCTCTTATCCGTGCAGGATGGGCAAAGAACGCAGATGATCTTTTCGTGTCCATAGCTGACTACGGTCGTCGCGGATACTAAGGTTTTGGCAGGGGAAAAGGAGTAGGTGAGTGCCGGAAACTCCCGATAACTACGAAGTAGTCCAGGTCATCAAACAAGAATGGCCAAATTTAGGCGGGAAACCCGGTCCACTTATTCCTTTTCCTCTGCCCATCGAACCATTAGAAGATGGAATTGAAGCAGGAGCATTGTTTGTAGTTGAGGTTGGAAGAAGAAATAAGGCGTTAGCAATTTGGTCAGATAATGGAGATATGCGTTTTAGAGATGTAACAAATCCTGGTACTGATGATAAAGGATATACGTTAACTGAATTACTTGCTGGTACAGGTGGAGTAACAGTATCTTCACATAGAACAATTCCACAATTAATACATTATATAGATGAGGGACCAGGCCCAGGATTTGTTAATGGAACTTATAAAACAATAACAGCATCAAATCCAATATTTCCTAGTAAGGTTGAGTGGTTTAGAGAAGATGATACGTTATTTTTAGAAAAACTTATTACCTATACAGGTATTAACGCAACGTCTATCGAGTGGAATCTGTATGATACTGATGGAACAACGGTGCTTGAAACTATGACTGATACAATCTCTTACTCTGGAGTCTTTGAGACTGGTAGAGTTCGAGTGTTCTCATGAGTGACGAGAGCAAAGCCAGAGTCATCTACGGTAGCGATGGTGTTGGTGGCTACGAAGAGAAGGGGCTGTCTGACAAGCCGTGGCGCGTCGATCCCACGGGCGACACAATCCAACCGGCCCAACTTCAAGATCGTGTGGTTAGCGGTGATATCACCGCCCTCAACGAGACCGTGGCACTGGATTGCGAGGGCTGCGGTGTCGCCTCGTTTCAGATCACGGGGACGTGGGAGGGAACGATAGTCGGTGAGGCGTCCATCGACGGCGTCAACTGGTTCACGCTCGCAGGTTATCTGGTGCCAGGAGACAGGGCTGTTGCCACGCAGACGACGCAGAACGGCATCTTCCGCACCATTTGCGTGGGCTTCAAATACTGTCGTGCTCGCTCTTCGGTCTGGACCAGTGGCACAGCCAGTGTCGTGGCTCGTGGCTCTGCTGGTTCGTCGATCTCCCGCGCTGCTGTCATCCAGGACGTGCAGCCGTCGTTCTACAATAACAGCACAGACAACTTGGCGGCTGGTGCCGCGTTCACGGGTCAGGCCGAGCCGACGCTGGGCATCTCTGCTATCAGGGTCAGCTTCATTTCCGACCAACCGTGTCATGTCGATGTGCAGCAGTCTCCCGACGGCGTGAATTGGGACATCCACGATGGCGCGGACTTTTTCACCGCCGAGGGAGATAGTCGCACGTTCCAGGCCACTGCCAGCTACTTCCGCGTCGTGGTCACGAACATCGGCGGCGCGGCCACGACCTACCTACGGTTGCAGACGGGTCTGTGCCCTATTGCCGAGGCGCTGCCACGAGCCTTGACGCCCCAGGGCAAGTTGCGACTGTCGTCGTCCACGGACGGCTATGCCCCGGCTCCCTACAATCACGTAGACCGTGAGGCCGACCGCGCTCTCCTGCTCGACGCCGGGCGCAATCTCAGCACGCGCTCGCACGTACTCACCGATGAGGCTAGTTTCCGAGACGACTTTCCCGGCAGCGCGATCTACTCGACGCTGACGGGCAGCGTCTTCTTCACCAACGGCTCGCGCGTGGTAACCGGCGTCGGCACTGCCTTCTTTGGGGAGCTGAGTGCCGACGACTACATCAAACGCGACGCCGATGGGCACACGGCATGGGCGCTCATTGGCGAGGTGCTCAGCGACAAGTACCTGCTGCTCGATGAGCCCTACGAGGGCACGACGGGCGACGGCGACGGCAACCGCTCGTTGTGGGCCTACCAGATTGACACGGGCTGCGCCATCACGCAGACGGGCTCCGAGATCCTGGTGGCGTCGGGTACGACAGAGGATGCCGAGGTCGGAGCGCGCCGTCTTGGCGACTACCTGCCGTTCGTGTTGGAGTTCAAGGGCAGTATCAGTCAGCGCATAGCCAACCAGATCGGTCACGTCGGCTTCAGCGATTCGGAAACGAGCCCCGATTCCGAGGCCCTGATCATATTCGACGGCACCGACGATTCGTTGGTCACCCTGCGGACATCGTTCTCAGGCGACGATGTGGAGGATACGCAGGTCAAGATGCCCGCTGGCGCGACTACGGACGAAGACAACATCTATCGTCTGGAGGTGCTGGCGGGTGCCGTGCATCTGTTCATCAACAGCGTGCGCGTGGCCCGGCACACTCTGCACATCCCCGGTCCCTATGCGTACATGGATCTGCACCTAGACATCCAGAACGACGGCATCCCGGCGTCATCGACGACACTGGCCGTGGACACGATCTACTTCGCCAACTTCAACAGAGTCCAGGTGGCCACGGAATCCATCGGCTCCGGTCTCGCTGTCGAGGGCATCAAGGACGGTCTGCCCGTCACCATCCAGTTCGGCAATCCCAATGGTGAGTTGTCGCTGCCCAAGATCATCAACCTCAACTACAGCAAGAGCGACGGGGCCACGGTCGCCGGAAGCTACAAACGGGTGCAGTCGTACACCGTGCCGCCAGGCTATCATGGCTACATCCTCAAGTTCGTCAGCTACCAGTCAGAGGTGGCGACATCTCGTTTTGCCTCCGTCATCACGCTGGGCACGCTCGACATCATCACCAACGTCTTCACGGGCGGCGATTCGTACCTCGAACCGCAGTTCACAACCATCGTCTCGGCCGAGGTCACACAGCAGATCGGTTCTGCGTCCGATGTCGATATCACCGTCACCTACACCAACGAACTAGGCGTGAGTGGGCGCACGGGCACGATGTCGTTCACCAAGAACTCTGCCGTGGGCACGCGCGTTCTGCTGACGCTCCAGGCCGGGGACCTCGGCGTCAGGTCGGTGCAGGCCATGAGCACGAGTCCCACGTCGTCATCTGGCGCTATCAAGCTCATGGGCTTCATCCAGCTCGCCTACCACCAAGACCAGAGCACGTCGGCACAGACCGAGACGTTGTTCGGCCCAGGTGCTCTAACATTCCCGGCCGGGACCGAGCTTGTCATCGAGTACAACGGTGGAGTCGTGAGCAAGCAGCGCAACTTCGATATCTTGGTTCAGTTGGTGGAGTCGTAATGCCCAAAGTCCAAATACGTAGTCAGGTCGAGATCGACCACAGTGACGAGGGCTGGGTTGAGTTCAAGAAGTGGCTCGACGGCACCTACGCCATCCTGCGCTACGTCTGGGTCGATGAGGGTGAAGCGTACAATATCATAGCTATCGATGGTCCTGTATGTAGAATTTGTGGAATTAACAAAGGTAGTTCAGATGCTACTGATTTTGAGACTAATTTCAAAAATTATGAAGTTATTCAACCGTTGAGTTCTGAAGGACGAATGATCGTGGCCCCGACGTACATGGACACAGCGGGAGCTAAGGGGCACTTTGAAGGAAATAAATGGTTAGCTACAGCTGGCGCGCAAAGCTTCTTTGATATTCTTGTTACAACTCAAATCTACGTACAGGGTGGAACATATTGGTGTGAGAATGCAGAGAAGGGTGACTATGCTGAATTTAGTATCGTAGATAAAGACGATGTTCTTGGTTTATTTGCTCTCTATGGTTTAACAGTTGGTGTTGATGTTCTTGTGTTAGAAAAATACGTTAAAACTGAGTATATGCATGAAGGTCGCAATGAAGGAGATATTGAAGTTACATCCAAAGGAGATGTATTTCCTGGTCTCTATTTACGTGCTTCATATGTGTCTATTGGTAGTGTAGATGTAGATATGGCTGTACGTTATAAATGGTATGAGGTGTAGACAATGACTAAGAAGATCATGGTTAACGGAAAAGAAGTGAAACCGGGTAATCTGGTGAAGCTTTATGAAAAAATTGGTAGCCGTGAGGTGACAAAGCTAATACAAAAAAAGCGTAATGAGTTGACAAGCGAGAAGAAAGATAAGTGACGCTTCCCATATAGCGAGATTGGGATGAATAATGAACCAAACATTTATAGGAGTCTTGAAAGAACTTGTTGGAATATTGCGTGATGGTGGTCCTTACGCAGTTTCAGCAGTTTTTTTAATGCTTTGGTTTTTTGAACGAAGAGAGAATAGGATACTTAGAAAAGAAGGAACAGGATTGGCAGTAGCACAAGTAGAGAATAATGTTAAAACAGAAATGACACTGACATCTTTGAAGGAAGCATTATCAGGAGTTAAACATAAACTTGAAGAGCTGAAGACTGAATTTCAAAGAATATGTGTCATGAAAGAATCGTTGCTTAAATTGATAGGAAAACCTGAGATAAAACTTTTAGAAAGCAACACTGAAACAGATAAAGATAGTGAATAGGAGAACAAGATGTTTGATTTTTTATTTTCTAGAAAGAACAGTAAAAGAAATAGAAATAAGGCAAAAGAAGACAAACATTCATTAGGCAATCTGTTATTGAAAGCAGGAATTATAGATGTAGATGATTTACGTGCTGCATTAGAATTTCAAGATGAGAACACAGATTTTTTGTTGGGAGAAGCATTGATTCAATTAGGTAAGGTAGATCGTGGAGTTGTTGAAGCGCTTCTTTGGACACAAAGAGTAGAACGTGGTGAAGAAGATCCAGCTGAAGTGATTCAATTTGCAACTCAACACACACAAAGAATTATGACAATAAAAGATGAAGTCAATGGTGTGGCGTTAAGCCTAAATGGTGTAAAGAAAGCGAAAGCGTGATGGAACTTCCTATTGTTGGTGCTGGTGGTGGTGCAACGCTCTATGCTCATTGGGGTGCTCTTCAGTGCTTGAATGATCATGGTATCTATCCATCTGAGCTGTGGGGCACTTCAGCTGGTGCAGTTGCCTTCAGCCCTGTGGCGAATGGCATGAAGCCAAAGGACTGCCTGGGTATCGCGCTCGAGATCCTTCCAAAGAAGGTGATGTCCTTTAACTGGCGAATGTTCTGCAAAGATCATTGGGGATTGTATTCATTGAAAGGACTTGAAAAAGCATTGAAGAAATACGCACCAAAGAAATTCTGTCAATGTTTGATTCCTCTCTATGTGGTTGCTACAGATTTGGCAAAGAAAGAAGCCAGAGTCTTCAACCCAGACAACACTCCAACCATGAGTGTCCCCAAAGCAGTGAGGATGTCAGCAAGTGTCCCGTTTCTCTTCGATGTTGTTCCTTTTGATGGCACTCTCTTTACTGATGGTGGTGTTGTTAATAACTATCCAATCGATCTAGTTGGTGAAAAAGCTATTGGTTTTAGACTGCTTTCTTCTGTAGAATCAAAGCCAGAAAAACCAAAGAATGCTTTTGAAGCATCTATTGCTGTTCTTGGTTCAATGATGGCAGAGATTGAAAGAAAGCACATTGAAGACGCAGATGTGTTTTCTAGAACAGTCAATATCCATGTTCCATGGAACTCAATGGACTTTATGAACATCACACAGAAGAAAATTGAGGAAATCTATCAAGTCGGTTATGATGCTGTTCAGAAGAAGTTAGACGCCGGATGGAATCCAGCGGAGGTTCCGAATGTCATTAGTTAATGTTCCAATTCATGTTGAAGACATAAGCACTACTGCTTGTGATTTTGACTACATTGATGTCTACCGTGCAGAGACCAAGTGGGGCACGTATGTCAAAATCACAGATTCAAACTCACGTATTGAACTCTGTGAAAACGAATCGTATTATGAATATGGCGATGAGGACGGTTCAGAATATCACTGGTACAAGTGGAAGTATATCCAAACAGATGGAACAGAGAGTGTCTTCTCTCAACCAATTCAAGCATACACTCCTAATGTAACGTACTGTAAATTCGAAGACGTGCGTAGACTGCTGCGCTCACAAAACTACGAAGGAACGATTCGTTTCTCTGATAGCTACAAGAATCTGAGAGCTGATAGCAATAACTCAGGTGACATCAAGCTAGCTGCTCTGTCAATCAGTCCTGATTATTCTGGGACCTACCCTTACACATTAACATTCACAAGTGTTACTGAATTCAAGCTCGAGATTGGTGAAGAATCTTCCTATGAAAAGAGAGAAATAGGAACGGGTGATATCAACACCGACTTTATCGCAGATGACAACTCAATCAGAATTAATAACTCTGATTGGTCTGGTACTCCTGTTGTGGACGACACAATTCAGTGGGATACAGACAGTCATATGTCGATTTTTGATGCAATTCAATTTGTCAGAGATGCAGAGATTCTTGTTGATGTTATTCTCGAGGAAAACATTGGATACACAGAAGCAATGGAGGATGGATTAAGATTTACAAGATCGACGGTTCCAAAAGCAGTGTCAGCTGCTACTTGTCGTTTTGCCGCATTCTTCATTTACACTACTATATATAATGAGCAAGCCATTACAGGTTTGCCAAACAACATAAACGACATCACGACTGCATTGCTACAGAGAGACAACGATCTTTCGAGCTGGGCAAAGCAGGCGATGAGATATCTCAGCGGATACATCAAGAAGTACACCGAATACTTCGATCCTGAGTCTGGAGCTGCAATTCAAACAGCACCTCGTTGGATTACAGAGGACTCTCTGTTCGATGGTAAGGGTGTTGTTGGTGTTGGTAAAGGTTTGAGAAGACCAGACATTGATATATTCTTTAGCAGATCAAACCAAAGTTACGATGGATTGCTTGATTGGGATTTGTTGTTCCCAGGCTACGATGCTGTGTACGGAACAAGAACTATCGATACAGAGGATGATACAGGATACTATTGATGTTCAAGATTACTACAAATGCAAAGCAATTTATTAAGGAGCTGAAGTTTGCTGAAGCTGCGTTCGGCACACTGGAAGACAGTATAGGAGCGCAAGGGTTCAAAGATTTTAGTTGGCCAAAGATTAGAAAGAAATTGATTGAGCATCTTCAAAGAAATATGGATTTCATTAGTCATATTCCAACAAGCAGGAGATGGAGAGAAACAAAAAGAACTTTGATGACACATCCTGTAAATATGTATCCAAGGATATTGCGCGAAGCTGGGTATTTACAAAGAGGATATACCACTCAAAGAAGAGGCGATGCTTGGCTTCCTGTTATGTATGACGACAACTGGATTGCTACCGGAACAATGCATGACACAATTGTTGGTGGACTGAAAGGAAACCAAGGAAGAGTTGAAGGCGACGATCAAAGGGTTCGCGCAGAAGTTGAAGTTGACATTTCTGGATTGAACGAACTTTATCCTAACTTGGTTGATGCTGCATTGATGGAAAGAACAAACGATAGAGTTGGTATTTTTAGACTGTTTGTTTGGCAACAGAATGAAATATTCGAGATGTTGATTCGTGAAACAGGCAATCTCTCCGAAGAGCTGTTCGGCAAAAAAGGATAATATAAAATGGGCCTCACAAATCCTCAAGTTAGACCAAACGAACACATTATCTTGAGCGATAATATGTTCAGAGATGTTGTAGACAATGTTGTTGAAGTTCTCAGAAGAGAATTGAAAGACGATCCAGAACAAAACTTGAAACACATAAGAAGAAATACTGAAGTGTTTGATGAAGATGTTATTTTGATTCCTAAGCCTCCAGCAATTGCAGTTTCTTTTTCTGACTGGAGCGAAGGTCCTACCACTATGGGACAAAGGTATCCACAAACGGTCGAGTATGAAATTGAGATTAATGTGTTCTATTATCACGCAGAAGCAAAAAATAAGATAAGAAAACACGAGATAAGAGATGCGCTCTGGGATATCGCTAGAATCTTGAGACGCAATTCGGACTTAAACGGGCTTAGTTCGAAAGGTGCGTTGATAAGAGGCGGCGAAATCATGTACAGATCGCGAGGCGACAAGCTTTACGAAGGTGGACTCATACGCCTTGGAGTCCAAACCTTAGACCAAACCAGGAGAGGCGTGACGTAAAGGAGTAATCCATGGGTACTCTCGGTCGAATTGCAATTGGTGCCCGTGGCCAAACTTCCTATGGGGAAGAGGTCGCTTGGGGCGAGCCAGTTGCACCTACTCGCAGAGTAGGTTTCGTTTCTGAAACGTTCAACAACGAGATCGCAAGTCTCGTTTCAGAGGAAATCGATCCCAGCCGTGGTATCTCGAAGCGTGCCCAGGGTGTGAGCAACATCTCGGGTGATCTCGCTTTCGAGCAGAACACGCAGGGATACGAAACTCTGTACAAACATGCGCTTGGTGATCATGTCACCATGCAGAAGGTGGACGGTGGTGTTCGCACTCAGATCGCATCGGATTACACGTCCGGTCTGACGCTGACTGTGGATGACAACACCGTGTTCGAGGCGACGCCTGGAACGGATTGGGGGCTCACAGTTGTCTACAAGGACAGCGATGGGCTTCTGGCCACACAGGCAGTTACCTACTCTTCGCTGGACTCAGGTGGTGCTGACATCACCATTGCCGATCCAGGGCAAGCGCTTCATAAGGGTGCGTGGGTCTTCCAGAGCTACATCGGCACCGATGACTTCTGGGATGCTGTCTACACGCACTACATCGAAGCAGCGCGCGATCTTCCTATCGGCCTCACATGGGAGATCGGTCGTGACGTGGCGTTCTTCGTGTACGGTGGCTGCAAAGTCAACACAGCGGAGAACACCTTCACGGCACAGGAGATCTGCACAGGCACGTTCTCCTTCATCGGTAAGGGTGAGTACGTTTGTGGCGAGCTGGTTTCCGATGTCACTGCTGGTGACACAACCTTCACGCTCACTGACTTCACCCTGACCAACAGCGGCAACATCAGTCAGCCAGTGATGGTCGTTGGCTCTGGCCTCGACGATCTGGTTGCCAGTGGCACCTTCACTGGTAACGAAGCGACTGCCTATCGCATCAAAGCCAGTGCTACTGACGAGTTCGATTGGTCAGACGATGACGGTGTGACCTGGACAACTGGCGTTAGCATGACCGGTGCTGCTCAGCTGCTCAGCAATGGTGTGTCTGTGCAGTTTGTCGCTGCCACAGGTTACACCATCAATGATGAGTGGCGCATCCAGACCGGTGACATCATCGGCTTCAACTTCTCCGGTGGCACGGTGCAGATGGAGTCCGAGAATGACATCACCTACACAGGCTACAACGCCTACAGTGGTGTGTTCACAGGTGTCCCAGGTTCCGGTACTGGTTCTATCGAGTACGATCACAGTGCGACACTTCCGGTTGCGCCGCAGGTTACATGGGGAACCAGCGTCACCGAGCCGCCAGCTCTCAACCCGCTCACCAGCTTCAAGGCTGGTATCTACATCAACGGCACTTTCCAAGAGGTGCTGTCCGCGAGCTGGACCCTCAACAACAACCTCTTCGCTGACAAGTTCCAGCTTGGTGACAGATACCGTGCTGGTCTGCCAGAGCAGCAGAGAACGGTTGAGGGTACGTTCAACACCGAGTTCGATGATGTGGTCCTCTACAACGCTTATCTCGACGGCGACGAAGCCTTCTTTGAGGTTCGCTGCGTTGAAGACCAGAATCGCATCGACAGTCAGGGAACAGACACAGCACCCACGGGTCACTGGGTCTATTCTCAGAAGCACTGCCTGTTCCCGAAGATCTACTACAGTGGCACCACACCGCAGATCGGTGGGCCTGAGCAGATCGTCCACGATTTCCCGTTCCAGGCATTCGTGGATAACGAGAACCACATGAACGAAATGGCGATCATCTTCGTCAACGAGAGAACGTCCATCTAGTCACCTCCGCTGAGTCTCCCCCGAGGAAATGCAGCGGTCGCCA